CCAAGCACGTCAATATATGGCTTCCGAGATTGCTAGGGCTTGTAATTTACCTGAATACTACGTAGGTGGTAACGCAGGTGGCTCAATGACTTATTCAAACGTTACAGCTGAACGCAGAAGCCTAATAGATTTGTCATTAAGACCTTTAATGACTTGTATTACACAAAGATTAAGCGACAATGATATTACCCCACGTGGTTCTATAGTAAAATTTAATCTTGAAGAATTTTACAGCCCAAGTGCCATTGAAAGAAGTGAAATATACGCAAAACTTATTCCTTTAGGTGTAATGACAGTAGAGGAAGCAAGAGAAAGGGAAGACTTAATAAATGAATAACTTTATTAAATTTTCAACCGACATTATCGCAGCTAATTCATCAAAACGTGAATTAACTGGCGTTATTGTCCCTTTTGGTCAAGTAGGACATACCAATATGGGCGACGTTGTATTTCAACAAGGCTCATTAAAAATTGGTGAAGGTATAAAACTATTTACCGAGCACGATATGACCAGACCAATTGGAAAACTATCAAGATATGAAGAAGACGACAAAGGAATAGTCGGAACATTCAAAATAGCAAGAACCAATGCAGGAGACGACGCATTAGCCGAAGCACAAGAAGGTTTAAGAACTGGATTCAGCGTAGGCGCAATGATTGACGACTATGTCACCAAAGGTGAACAAGTAATTGTTAACGAAGCAACTCTTAGAGAAGTTTCACACGTAACATTCCCAGCATTTGGAGAATACGCCCAAATAACAGAAGTAGCTGCAAGCGCAGAAACTTCACAACCAACAGAAAGTGAGGAAACTATCGTGTCAAACGAAGTTACCCCAGAAGTAGTAGAAGAAGTAGCAAAGGCTGTAGAAGCCCCAGCTGTTGAAGCCCAAGAACGCAACGTGCGTCCAGCAATCTTTACAGCACCAAGAAGCCCAATCGTTTCAAAGGGTTCATACTTGGAACACTCATTAAGAGCAGCACTTGGCAACGAAGAAAGCCGTCAATATGTAATGGCAGCTGACACCACAACCAACAACGCTGGTTTTATCCCAACACCACAAGCAACCGAAGTTATCAACGGAATTGCAAACGCTGACCGAGGTTTAATTGACGCAATCTCAAAAGGAACATTACCAACTTCAGGTATGACTTTTGAAATTCCTAAAATTACAACAGCACCAACAGTTGCACAAGCAGACGAAGCAGCAGCATTATCAGAAACAGATACAGCAGCTTCATTCGTTTCAGTTGCAGTTAAAAAATTTGGTGGACAACAAACATTCTCAGTAGAATTGTTAGACCGTTCTTCACCAGTATTCTTTGACGAACTTGTACGCCAAATGGAATTTGCTTATGCAAAAGCCACAGATTCTTATGTAGCAGGAGTACTAGGTTCTTCTTGCGCATTAGCAACAGCAACCCAAGATAATACTGCAGCTGGTTTACTTGGTTACGTTTCTGCTGGCGCAGCTACAGTTTATTCAGGTTCACTTGGATTTGCACGTAGCTTAATTGTTAACAGCACCCAATGGGGCAACATTATGGGTTACAACGACAATGGTCGTCCAATCTATACAGCTTCAAACCCACAAAACGCAGGTGGCGCAGTTTCACCAGCTTCATTACGTGGAAACGTTGCAGGACTAGATATGTACGTATCACGTTCTCTAGACGGATACACAACTGGTGACCAATCAATGATTATCGTAAACCCAGATTCATTTACCTGGTACGAATCACCAAGATTGTCTCTACGCACTAACGTAATTAACACAGGTCAAATTGACGTGAATTATTACGGATACGGCGCACTAGCAGTTAAAGTCGCTGGTGGCGGAGTTTGGTTTAACAAGAACTAATAAACCATTAAACGTGTGGGTGGTTCGCCCCTGTGCCACCCACACCCTTAACGAGAGGAATAAGAAATGCCAGTTTTAGTAACAGCAGCTCAGTTAAGAGCTGTACTTGGCGTTCCAAATACTCTTTATGACGACACAGCATTAAACGCGATTATAGATACTTCAGAAGATGCTATAGGCGATTTTCTTGTACAACATAAAGTAGCAATTGAAGCACAACGTTCAGAAAGCACCACTTCAACAACTTTATATTCAACACAACCACACAGATTTTATGTAGGACAAACAATAACTATTTCAGGTGTTACAGGACATAACGGTTCTAAAGTTGTATCCGATATTGTAGATACTTACACTTTTAAGATAACAACAACAGGTGCAACAGTACACGAAGAATTACGTTTTATAATTCCTAATGGTATAGCTGCAGTTAATAGCCTTTCACAATATAACGGCAACGCAGCTGTAGAAGAAGCCGTACTACAAATAGCAGTAGACGTATTTCAATCAAGACTAGCTGCAGGTGGCACACAACAAGCCCTTGATTACACACCAGCACCATACAGAATGGGCAGAACCCTTTTGTACAAAGTTACAGGTTTAATAAGTAAATATATTGACTCTAATAGTCAAGTAGGTTAACTATGCCTTTAAGTACGCTACGTTCAAACCTTAAAACAGCCATTACCTCAAACACAAACTACACAGCTTACGACCACGTACCAGAAATCATAATTCCACCAGCAGCCCTAATTTTAGCTAGTGACCCATACCTTGAACCAATGGTTATAGGCAATAGCAAAAACTATTACGTACGACTAACATTAGAAGTTGTTAGTACAACGTATTCTAACCCAAGCGCGCTAACAAACTTGGAAGACGATATAGAAACCATTCTGGGTCTTATTCCGTTAAACTATATAGTTTTATCGGTAAGTAGCCCTAGAATAAGAAGCACTAATAGCACAGACCTATTAACTGCTGAAATACAACTACAAACAGCCTACACAGGCTAGGAAAGGCAACAAATGGCAACAACAATTTTAAGTGGTCGTAGTTTAACTTTAACTATTGCTACAGTTCAATACGCAGAACAAATTTTAGATTCAGCTATCAATTTTGATACTGAGCGTTTAACTTTTGACACTCTTGCAGGCAAAGCATTCAAGTACATTGACTCAAACGTGACTCTTGATATCAACTTCTTAAACGACGCTGGTAAAACAAGTCCAGGAAGTTTATACAAAGCATTATGGGACGCAACAGAAAGCGCACCAGATACAGCACTTGCTTTTGTGCTAACACTTACAACAGGTGTTACTTTAACTGGTAACGTATTACCACAATACCCAGGAATTTCTGCTTCAGGTGCAGACGCACAAACTTGTTCAGTATCTCTACAAGTTGTCGGCATACCAACAGAAGACCTAACAGCTTAACCCAAACCAAAGAACAGGGGCACACAAAATGCTTAAACTTAAATTAACGTGGGAATTAGAAACAGGTGAGAAGTTTGAAGAATGGACAAGACCAATCGAACTTTCACTTGCAGAAAAAGAACTATACGCAGGTAAGTCAATTGTTAAAATACTTATTGACGAAAGCACACCAAGTAACACACTTCTTTTATTTTTGGCTCATAAAATTCAGCAACGCGTTACCAAGAAAGTCGAAAATTTTGAAACTTGGAAATCAAAAGTCACCGATATTGCAGCTTCTGATTTTGAGACAGCAAATTTTACCAAGCCCGAAGTCTTGGGCGAACAGCAATAGAATTAGCAATAGCAACTGGGATAACACCCGACTATTGGCTCAATGCAGAACCCGAAATTTGGGCAACAGCCATAGACATATTAAACGAGCGAGCTAATGGCTAAGACAGTACAGCTAGTAAAAATTGATAAAGACTATCGTGGTTTATTACGTGCGTTTAGCAAAATGGACGAAATTGCTAAAAATGATATGAAACAAATTGCTAGCGCATTAGCAGAAAGAGGTGCTAATTATGCTAAAGGTGCAGCTAATAATGCGCCTTATAATGTTAAACAAGCACAAGCCGTTGCTGATTCGATTAAAATATCTAAGTCTGATAAAGCACCAAGTTTTAGTATTGGTGGTAATCGTAAAGTTGGCTCTAGTGCTTTTAGTGCTGGTTATGTGATAATGGGTAATGAATTCGGGTCAAAGCAATATAAACAATTCCCTAGACGCTCTGGCAAGGGTGGTAAAGAGGGTTGGTGGTTGTATCGTGCTATGTCAAGATTTCAACCTACAATTGCTCAGGAATGGCTTAAAGGTTATGAAAGAATTAGAGATGCTTGGATGGCAAGTTTATAATGGCTGACATTAGGACACTTAAACTTGCGCTTCTTGCTGACACTAAAAACTTTATTGACGGACTAGATAAAGCCGATAGAGAAACTAAAACCTTTAGCAATAAATTAGATGACGCTTTACAGAAAGGCGCTGCAGCGTTTCTTGCTGTTGGTGCTGCTGCTGGGGCTATGGCTATCAAGATTGGTATTGATGCCGTTCAAGCTGCTGTTGCAGACCAAAAAGCACAAGTAACACTTGCTAAGACTTTACAAAATACAACTAAAGCAACTAACGAGCAAATTAAAAGTGTTGAAGATTATATTGACAAAACAGCTCGTGCTAAAGGTGTTACAGATGACGAATTACGTCCATCACTTGACAGACTTGTTAGATCAACAAAAGACATAACTAAAGCCCAAGCATTACAAAACTTAGCTCTTGATATTGCTGCTGGTACAGGTAAAGACCTAACCACAGTCTCAGAAGCCCTTGGTAAAGCCTATGACGGCAACCTTGGTGCGTTAAAGCGTATTGGTGTTCCTCTTGATGAGAACATTGTTAAAACTAAAGACTTTGATGCAGCTACTAAAGCATTAAGTGACACGTTTGCTGGGCAAGCAGATGCAGCAGCTGAGACCTTTGAAGGTCGTATGAAAAGAATCAGAATTGCTATTGATGAAGCTAAAGAACAATTAGGAACAGCTTTATTGCCTTTGTTAGAAAGATTTGCAGATTTTGCTACAAGAAATCTTGTACCTGCTTTACAAGGTCTTGTAGATGGTTTAACAGGTGCAGGTAAAGGTTCACTTAGAAAAGCATTTTATGACGTAGGCACAGGCACAGTTGAGTTCCGTGATGATATGGACAGCGTGCAAGGTGCAGCATATTTACTTGGCGAACAAATAAGAATTACAACTTCAAGAATTACTGAAATGCTTGACAAGATTACAGGCGCAACAGAAGGTGATGGCTTTAAGAAATTATTAGAAGCCATTACAAGTGTTATCGCTGGTTTAGAAAAAGCCATTGACCTTTACAATCGTTTACCTGATTTTGGCAAATTACTAATTAACCCAATAGGACAACTAGCACCATTAGCAGGAGCAGCAGCACAAGTACCAGGTGTTGTAAGAGGTGGAACAACCACAGTAAACAACTACAACATTAAAGGCGCTGTAGATCCACAAGCCACAGCTAGAGCCATAGTTAAAGTTCAAACAACAGCAACAAAAACTACAGGTATTAAACCATTTATTCCAGGTAGGTAACTATGACTGTATATACACCGACCTACAGGGTTACTATTGCTGGAACTGTTCAAACCTCTACAACCCTTGAAGACGCAACAATTACTTATGGTCGCAATGATTTCTTTGAAGCAACCCAACCCAGTTATTGTAATCTAGAACTATTAAACCTTGACGGAACAAGCCCAGTAGTTGAACTTCTTGACACAATAGTCATTGAAGTAACTGATACATCTGGTTCTTATGTCAAATTGTTTACAGGTGAAGTTTCAGGTGTTTACAACAGATTTGCCGGGGCAGGAGCAGTTGGTAAACCTAACACTTTACAAATACAAGCCGTTGGTGCTCTTGGTTTACTTGTTAAACGTTACGCAGGTTCTGTTGCTTATACAGAAGAATTAGACGGCGCACGCATCACACGTATTTTAGAAGAAACACTTTATACAGCTTGGGAAGATTTAAGCAACACTCTTACTTGGAATGACATACCTGTCACAGAAACTTGGGCTAACTATGGTGTCCAAGGAATAGACACAATTGACGCAGGACGTTACGAAATGCTTGCAAGATCAGCACAAGTAGAACAGGCTTACAATTTAACAGACGTTACACAACAATCAGGGTTAGGATATTTGTATGACACAACTGATTTCAAAATTGGTTACGCAGACGCAGAGCGAAGAAGCGAAAACTATACGACTAATCTTATAGAACTTGACGCTAATCTTGTAAACGCTGATATTCAAACAAGGCTACAAACAGCAGATATTGTTAATAGTGTTGTTATTCAATATGATGACCCAGTTCAAGAAGTAGCTGCACAAAATGATACGTCTATAAATTCTTATGGTTTGCTTGAAGAAGTTAGATCTACAATACTTGCCGAAACAGCTGACGCCACAGAACAAGCTACAAACTTTGTTAATTACAGAGGAACACCTAAAGTCTCACTTGAAGAAGTCACAGTCAATCTTGCTAACTCAAATATGACCAATACAGTTAGGGATAACCTTTTGGGTGTTTCAATGGATACCCTTTTGTATTTAGACAATATCCCAGTAGGACTAATCGTTGAAGGTTCTTTTGAAGGCTTTGTTGAAGGCTGGACTTGGACACTAGGAAGAAATAACCTAGAGCTGGCTATGTCTGTTTCTAACTCAATCTATTCAACCCTTGACGTTCAATGGGAAGATTACAACTCATCTATCCAATGG